CACCGTTAAGTGTTTGGAGCCTTTTACGCCACTGGCTTGGCGTTCTCAGCATACCCTGTTCTCTGTACGTGCTGAGATCATCCGCTTTGTAAGGCAGATGCAAAACAGTGTGAATTCGTTCCATCCCTGATTGGTCAAAATTCAGCAACTCGCCTCTAGACGAGTCAACATGGTCCTTATAATCCCCATAATCATTGAGTAAACCTCTGAAGCTGTAATCTCCAGACAGTATCTTCCGCTCAAGGATCTTCTGAATTAGTATAGGTAAAGGAGGGAAGCCATCTGCTCCCTCTGCAACTCTCGCTCTCATGGATTCGTCAACAGTAATATCAGGAAACCTGCCAGACAAATCCCAGTCTTTCCAATTGTCCAAGTACAAAGAGGCGCTCTTAAAGCAATTCATTCCTCTTGTCTCCTGTTCAATCCGTTTGACTACCGCCCACAATACGGGGTGTCCGGGACTAAGGTAATGAAGGCTCAACGCCATCGTCCTAAGCAAAAACTTTTGCTTGGACTTGCGAAGATGAATGCCCTTCTTCACCCAAAAGATCCTAGACAAAACGCGGCCAATGTTCAACCACCTCCGGTGGTCCCAAAGACTACGCAGAAAATCTGTGTCACCAGGCCTAGTGCCCGATGTCTCAGACGAAAACTTGAAACCAAGGCTATTCAGTATGTTGACGTCAGGGGTGGACAGCGGCACTAAGCCGTCATCTCCCTCCGCAAGCATGGAGAAAACCTCGCCACTTAACTCGCCCCTCGAGTGACAATATTTCATCAAGCAAATGGAAACAATGCCATTACCCATGGATGTCCAATAATCACCAGAGCATCTGGATTCTATGACGAAAGACAGACCTTTGGTCCGCAACGTCCGCTTCAAGTCAATGTTGAGTTTATTCAACATACGCAAAGTGTATACGTATCCTGCTCTGGAGCATAATCTCCTCACGACATACATTTCTATTTCTCGTATGTCAGAGTTGATAGATGACTCGAAAGCAGAATAATCTGTGACACAATGCAAACGGTCTTGAGCTTCTCTGATCTTTGAAATCATCGCCGATGGGTTCATATGTTTTACTTGAAAACACTCTATTGGTCCGTCGTACCATACATCAGAAATCTCAGACAAGTAGCAAAGACTGAACTGCATGAACTCACTCATTGTCATGATCAATCTCGGCCTGACGAAAAGTTTGCCGTCCTTCCTTTTGATGTTAGACTCGAATTTGACAAAGCAACCGTGTCTGACATATCTAGCGGACGTTTTCGCACTCATTTTACCGAGATTGTACTCTATGAAATTCTTGACTCGTCTGTCAATCCACTTGGCGGATTTCTTTCCTTGGTTAGTTTTCTTAAACTGTGTTATTATTCCCTTCAATGAGCTATCCTCTGGGCTGATCGTGTCTACACTAGTGTTGTCGATATAGTGGTCCATGAATGCCTTGGATTCTCTCAAGAACCCATTCGTCATTGACCCTCTCTCAACTCTTCTCTTGGACATGGATCGGCCACAGAATGATGCTAGTAACCCCTTCTCATCGGTTAAACTCATCAAACCTGGACCCACAGCTTTTCCTTCCTCGATTGGGCAGCCTATTGGAGCAACTGCAACGGGTCGGTCCAACTTGGAGGGGTCCACGTCCCTCCAGGTGCCCTCGCACCCTTCTGATGTCCTCCATGTGGGCACAACCACATGGTTTACGCCACCACCAGCGAGACCATCCAATTGGTTTTCCTCAATTACTTCGATGTCCGGTATTATCGAGGTGCTGCTAGGCATGTTGACACACACCAGCCCCTCTGTCTCGGTGGCAATGTTCTTCTTGTGGATCTTGTTAGCATATTTGTGCAACACTTTTGCAGTGTTAGCCATCAACACTGGGTCTACTTCAGAATTAACTTCCCTACCAAGCATCAAGCCACTTAAGGCATCATCCACGTCCTCTTTGGAGCGTGTAAATGCTAGCTGTTTGGCAATGCTGTGGGATCTAGTAGCGTCAATATTACGTACTTCTCGAGTGAAGGGAATCTCAAATGCATTCCCTAAAAGAAACAAACTCTTCCAGGAATGTGCTAATTGATTCTGACCTTGCAACTTGATTCCGTCTCGTTGATCTATGTATGATCTGACGTCAGTATTGTTTGGTCTCGGAGTGATATCTCCGAACTCCAAGCATTCTCCGTAACCCAAGTACTTGCATCCTTTGTCGGGTGATTCAAATAGGCCTTCTAACCTCATATGATTAACGTCAGAATGACATTTAGACAATAACGTCCAATGGCCATTCGGTATGTCATGTGAGTGGACTAACACAGCGTACTTCCCGGTTCCCGTTCGGGATAAAGAGTGGAAATGATAATTATTTCCTTCCCGCACTAAGAACACGAGTCCTAATCCTCTTGACTGAGCATAAGGGATCAGGTAATCAGTTGTTCCCACCGTGTCAATCACATCCTGTGTGAAGACTTTCCTTTTGTTTCTTGTGACTGTCTGCCCGACTTTGTCCGCATATTTGGCCGGCTCAACCCTAATTCTAGCTGCGACATCGACACAAGTCATGCCACAGAAAGGTGCGCCGCACAAATCTCTATCCACCACTTTTATGCCTGACAGGATGTGAGTGATCCCTGGTCTACCCAAGGACCCTATGTTGGGTAGAATGTTGATGACTTCTCTGCTGGTAAATACAGCGTCTGTGTCACCCAACCCCCCAGTTCCTGCCCCAACAAAGTTAGATAGGATGGTATCCACCTCGCCATAGTGGATGATATCGTCCTCCTCATGTTCCTCCTCCGCAGCTCGAGGTGGGGGATCACACTTGGGACGGTTGGTTTTGTTGGACTTATTCCTTCCTCCTTTCCCCTTGACCGCTCTAGAAGTGCGGACATCTCTTCGATTCTCGAAAGACCGCCCGCCGCCCTCAAGAGTAGCTAAGCAGGAGTAATAGCCGTAGTTTCCTCCTCCAGACAACTTCTCTGGAGAAGAAGAAGAAGAAGGAGGTTTCTTCCTAATAAGACTATTAATCTTATTTATACTGGCTTTCCTCAACTGGTGTTTAGGGATATGATGAATAACTTCAATCATTCCTCTCGACAATATGTTATTGCGAGGGACTAAAAATGCGCCATATTTCTTGCTTATGGATTTCCAGTACTCGACGTCTTCAACTAACATGAGCCTACTACTGGACAGATGTCCTTGTTCTCTAGCGAATTTATCAATGATGAATTCTTCAAGAACGTCTCCGTCCTGCATCCGCTTGGAAAGTTGAAGATACATCAGTCCATCAGCCATAAATGAAGTGACGAACTTACGTAACAAAACTGGATTCCAGTTGTTGTGTCTAGCGAGATGAGCTGTAATTCGGGCAATGGTGGCTCCTAGCTCATCACGAAAACCTAATGATTTGAACGTGTACCGGGGAAGGTCATTCTCCTTCCTGAACTTGTCCTCTTTGAGGAACCCGGTTCTAGCTCTGTGAGTATCAAGAGATATGTCGGTCATTTTGTTCCCATTGAACCTGGTTGACCGCCGTCCTTGTCGGTGCTCAAACTTGACAGAATACTTCTGCCTGTCTTTGCTCTGCCAGGTTGACGGTCCTGCTTCTTTCTTGGTCTTATTCACACCGCGAGTGTCAATGTTGGAGCCAGTCAAACGATTGTGCTTGGCGTCAGCCATTCGTTGTCTATCGCTTCCTCCCATGACACTACAAAATTGCCCGGTATAAACCGGGGCCGTGAGGCATTAAATGGTTATTATACTCTAACCATTAAGAGTAAGTAGCAGGCATGCCTGCTACCAGTTGGAAATGAGGGGATTGCTCTGGGTCACCTCCAGGGTGAATCCGTACGCAGTCCCAAGGCCACTGGGCGTGACTGTGATTGAGTTACCGCCAGGTGAACTAGCAGGTGCGACATCGACCAACAACTGAAGGTACCCCTGTAGGGCCCCATTAGAAGTGGTAGCGTCGATCTTCTCGGAGGAATCGGCGCCTCCCGGTCCTAAGACCGGAACGGCTGTGATGTTCCCGGCAAGTGAATGGTTCAACTTTGGATTATCAGCAACAAGAAAGTAAACTAACAACACTCTCCCGTAAAAATTATCGGGAAATGTTAAGTTGCTGCTGTTCAACGTGGTGCCCATCGTGTTTGCGGGATTGGCGACAGGGGCAGTTCCCCAAGGCAAGCCGTTGGCTATACCTGCTGTGCCGCGATAAAAATCGCACAATATTGCCTTACCTAAAGCGCTGAACAGTTTCGGTTTCCCCAGTTGAACTTCGTATTCAACATAAAGATGCCCCAACAAAGTTCCAGCGGGATAGTCGCCAGGGTCGATATCACTGGTCGCAATCTGGAAGGTTGCCAAGTCGTAAGTCTTGATATCTTCTCCCTCTGGTACAGTACCAGCACGAACAAACTCGACATCTTGTGAAGAGTGCTTCTTAGAGTCGCACTCTACTCCGAATAATGCTCTATCACAAATTCGGGTCTCTAACGAGCCTTCATATTCGGCCATCTCGCGAAAGGAACTGAATTTCACGGCTCCCGCGTTGTAGTTAGCCGCTAACAACACGGAACCCATGGTTCCAGACTGAGAAGCCTGTGAAATGACTGGCTTGTATTCAAAGACAAGATGTCTTAACGAATATTCGTCATAGTTGACTGCAACCTGTGACAACCACGCGAAAACGCCCGATTGTCCAGGATTAATGCTGAATGAAGTGTTAGAGAAGCTTCCAGGGGAAGCCGGGGACGTGACACGCATCACGTATTCTCGCCTCTTCACGCAAACCCTACCGGTCTCATCACCTAGGTGGGATGCCTTCATCCGTCTTTCAGGATATTCCAGGAAAAGGGAATTAACTTTAGGTGTGGGCTCGTTAATATTTACATATGAGCCACGACCATAAGCACCTCTTCCGTAAGCACCCATGCCTTTGGCGACTCCTCTGTCGACAGCCTTATCAATCATCGACTGCATTTGAGGATCGATTCCGAGTCTAGCACCTGCTTGGTGCACTCCAGTGGTGACAGCCTTGGCTGCTAATTTCTTAGCACGCTGCCTCATCTTCCGTTTCAAATTCTTCATAGTATTATTAGCCATGATATGTACAATGTTGCCCTGTGTGAACAGGGGCCCTGAGGGCATTAAGAGGTGATCTATATACACACAAAAC